GTATAGATTGCTGGGGGATCATTGAGGATTACTGTTGATGATGGCCGTGGATGTATCTCTATCAATGTGTAGCACGCCAAAGCAAACTATGTTATAATCTTCGCTGCCAGTTTCTTTCTCGCTTTTGACAGGCACATGGATGTCCAAGTGCTTGAACAGGTATTCACGGTCGTTCTCAAACACACGCCAAACATGATCTGGTGTGCCACGTCCGGGTTCCCCACGCGATTTGTTGAACCTTATGCGGTACTTGTTCATATAACTTCTGCTGGTGGAATTGGCTGGCAGTGGTTTATGGGTGCGCTCTGCTGGACCGTCAGATTAAAATGCACAAACTTGATGGGCTTCTCGCTTGCGTGCCGGGTGAAAGAATGGGCAAGCCAAGCGTTTGAGAAGATCATCAGCCCTGGCTTGGGTTCCAAGTTGATCATGCTGCTGGCCACAGTCGCTTGCGACACGTCGCCTTCGGGCAAGTCGATCATGGTTTTGGCAATACGAGGATCATGAAACACCACGCGGGACGAATTGTCTGGCACTTCAAGAAAATAAAATCCCACCATCTGCGCTCCATAACCGTGTGTGTGTTGATCCATAGCCGAATGCTTGTGATGTTCTTGTGTCCACATTTGGGTGAACGTCACATTCTTGTCTTCCATGGCGTAACCCTGCTCGGCCAGGATGTTCCAGGTAGCTACTCCAATAAATTCCACAAAGTCTGCTACTCGGGGGTCAGCATAATAACTGTCGCTCATAACAACAGGATAAATTTCATCAATCTGGGGTTGGGCTTTGGCTAAGTAATCTTCAGATACAACACGCACTGTGTCTAACAAATCAGGTCTTTCCACTGTGTAAATGGGAGTACAGAAGTGATAGGCAGTTTGAAATTGGATTTGGTTGTGTTCAGACTCTGTGTTCATGATATCTCTTTCCATTCCCATGCAAAAAAATCAAATTGATAGTTCTTGTTATCCTGCGGATATGGGGGTGTTTCTTTCCAATTATAGTCAGCTCCACACCAGAAAACAATTTTATTTTCCTCAGGCTCAGGTCTGGGAATAGGTGGTTCATATTGGCAAGTAGTTTCATTAAATATCCAAGCAGACCAGTTTTCCGAATACGGTCTATTTGCCCATTCAGTTTTTACTGCTTGTTGTTTTAAATTTTTTTCCTCAAATGTCATATCACGAATAATCCAAACATCAGTCCATATATTGTCAATTTTCCTATACACTGGATTTTCAAATTCTAAAACTTGATAAACCCCTATATCTGGGCACGGGACACGTACAAAAGGTTCCCAATTGCTGGGAATAGTTTTAAAGACTTCCATAATATTATCTTTAAATGCTGGATGATTAACTGTGATTCCATTTTCTACTTGTATAAAAAGTTCCATTTACGATCACCTTTAAAGTTTGCGAATGGCAAAAACACCAGAATATCCAGGCCCAGCCGGTCCAAAAGTACATCTTCCGCCACCGCCGCCGCCACCATAAAGTCCACCTGTGCCTCCAGTACCACCATTGCTAGTACCATTGCCCCCTGTAGTCCCTCCGCTTGTCCACGGCGAAATTGTTCCTGAACCCTGACCGCCTCCCGCCCCATTGGAACAGCCCACAACCCCTGAGGCTCCCCCGCCGCCACCAGCTAAAGTTCTAGAAGATGCTCCGCCGCCGCTGGAACCGGGCCAGCAAGATCTAGCTGTTGCTGCCCCGGGACTTCCGCCTAGCCTAGCTCCGCAGGAGCCGCCTGATGTACCACCACTACCACCTGTACCGCTTGCTGTGGATCCACCTGCGGCACCACCAGCCGCCCCTCCGCCACCGCTACCCCAACTAACGGTAGCCCCATTACCACCAGCTCCCCCAGAAAACGCTACTATACAACTAAAACCTGACGCAGTATAAGAAACAGTACCTCCAGCGCCCCCAACTCTACACGAGACAGGGCTTGCACCTGCATTTGCAGTTGTGGTAACGCTGCATTTAACAAAATTAGAAGCCGTGGCTGTAATTGCCCCATTTGCTGTGCCGGCTCGACCAACAGCATAGGAAATTGATGTTCCGGCTGAACCTGAAAATTTAGCCGAAAAATATCCACCGCCACCTCCACCGCCTCCGTTGCCAGAACCTGGGCTGCTCCCACCACCTCCGCCGCCAATTATAATTACTTCATATGTGCCAGAAGAAGGTATCAAATAGGTAAAACTGCCAACTGTAGAATTTAAAAAGGGGGTCACAATTGTATTACTTGCAAATCCAAATCCCCTAGCAGAACCTGCACCTCTGGTGATGATAGTAGGCATATTATTCCTTACTTAAATTGTGTTTGACTGGCAAAAACGGTGAATGCTGCGTTCCCTGTCTTGACAATCGTGTAGGTGTATATGTCAATGCTGGATGCATTGCCCGCAGTCCAGGCAGTTCCGCCCTGATATTTTGGTGTAACTGGTGTACTGTCAACCTGGACTACGTTGTTGTAAAATGCCGATGCCCCTTGAGTAACCAGGAATGCCACTGTAAGGCTTTGTCCCGTAGCCATGACCGTGTTCAGCGATATGCCAGACGAGGCCCTGAAGTTCACAGTCCAGTTAGCGGCTGCGTTGCTGGTGTAATAGAGAACGCTCTGGGTTGTGATGTCGTAGTTAATTGTGCCGGTGGCGGCCGTTGCGCTGATCGTGGTGACTTCAGCCGCATTTGTAAGTACAGACGCTAGCGCCGCAGTGGTTCCTGCCAGCGTCAGTGTTGTTCCGTTTGTGGTGATGCCGCTGGTTTCTCCCACCACCGCCGCATTATCATACAGCAAGCGCGTTGAGGTGCCGCTGGTAATTGTTGTTGTGCCAACTGTAATACTAGAAGGCCCTGATGCCCCAGTAGCGCCTGTGGCTCCAGTTTGTCCGGTCAATCCAGTAAGACCAGTAGCACCAGTGACGCCAGTTGCACTAGTAGCGCCTGTGGCTCCAGTGGCTCCAGTGGCTCCAGTGGGCCCAGTGGGCCCAGTGGGCGTAGAGGCACTCACCCATGTGGTGCCATTGCTGGTGAGCACATTACCAGTGGTGCCAGGCGCAACGAACTGAACAGAGCTAGTGCCGTTGCCCAGCAGCACATTGTTGGCCGTCAAAGTTGTCAAGCCTGTTCCACCATTGGTGGGGGCCAAAACGCCTGATGTGTTAGCACCGGGGGCAAGCTCAGCCAAATTACGATTGATGGTCATTGTGGCATCTCCGGCCAAATAATATCCCAGGGAAATCCAGGCTGAGATGTGATGTCACGCAATGCTTGACGATAAGCTGCCTGGGAAGCATCCAACATTTGTCCTGCTTCCAGTGCTTTGATTACCCACCAGTCCGTGGCAGCCAAACGCACATTACGTTCTGCTCTGATAGCGGCGGCTTGTTGATGGTTGCGTGCATCAATCTGCTCTTGCGGTATGGGCAGTATTTGCCATTGTTGTATCCAAGCTGAACCGTCATACACTGGTGGAGCTTCCACCAATCGTTCTGTCAAATCGTCAAAGTTGGGCTGAGCCGCGTAATGAACCGGGAACACATTCCACTCTGCCAAACTGGCAGTGCTGATACCGCCTGCAGGAAAACTAGTCGCAGGGTTATCTAGGATCAGATCTGTTTGAGTATATGGATACGCGACAATCTGATTGTCAATGGCTTTGACGTAGAGCATGTTAGTCTGCCAGTTGCTGCTGCAATACCGCTAGCATCACTTTTGCTTTCTTCTGCTCCAATTTTTCACTGGCCAGCAGATTGGTCAATTGGTCCACAAACCCGCTCAATTCAGCTCGCTCGTCTGAGTTCATTGCATGTATGTTTTCAAGAGCCAGTGTGTAGTTGTCTATGTTGATCTGGTAATGCATGACCTCTTGTACCCTAGCATCCAGATTGGCGCGCAGTATTTCTTCTCGGGTTTTGGGTGCTTCTTTAATTGTATCGGTCATCTTTTTCCTTTTAGATTATCCTGTTGAATGCTATACCAGTTCCTATGCTACTTGGTAATATAGCAGGATCTGCATATTTAGTGCCAAAACCAGCACCTGACCATGAATATGCAACTATGAACGGTGTGCTATCTGTTGACCCAAATAATGTGGAACCATCTGTGCTGAACCTAATACCCCGCACTGAACTTGAAGGCAGTGTAGCTGGATTAGCATACTTGGTTCCAAATCCACCGCTTGACCATGCATATGCATTTATAAACGGAGTAAAGGCGGTTCCTATGGCAACAGCCGAGCCATCTGCGCTAAAAGACAGTCCAGTTTGTCCTCCGCTGCTCACGGCTGAGGAAGGGTCAGCATATTTTGTTCCAAAGCCCGAGCTGCTGGACCAAGGGTATATGGCTATGCTGGGAGCTGTATCACTACTAACCGCAATATAATCACTGTTAGGGCTAAACGCTACACTTCTACCCGTATTTGTGGGGGGTGATGCAGGATCGGAATATTTGGTACCAAACCCTGCTGCTGACCATGGATAGGCTGCTACAGCAGGAGATACGTTTGTCGACATAGCAACAGCAGCGCCGTCTGGACTAAACGCTACTCTACCGTTTCCAGTGGGTAATGTGGCAGGGTTGGCATATTTGGTTCCAAATCCACTTGCCGTTGTCCACAAATATGCATGTATAAAAGGTGTGCCATTTGTTACAACAGCTATAGCTGTGCCATCCATGCTAAACGCCACGCCAAATCCAATGCTGGGTAGAGCAGATACAGGGTCAGCATATTTGGTTCCGAAACCCGCACCTGACCATGGGTATGCTGTTATGAATGGCGCTGTAAAATGGCTAACAGCAACGGCAGAACCATTAGGGCTAAATGCCACACTATTACCATTGCCAGCTGCCAATGTGCCTGGGTCTGCATATTTTGATCCAAATCCACTACTAGACCAAGGATAAGCTGTTATAAACGGTGTTGCATTAGTGGCAACTGCAACTTGGTATGCTGGGTACCCTCCGGATGTGAAGGCGACGGCGTAGCCGTCTGAGGTGGGTATAGTGGCAGGATTGGCGTATTTTGCTCCAAAGCCGCTTGAGGACCACGCATAGACTGTGATGGTGGGGTTGCTACCATTCGCCACAGCAAGGGCTGTAGCATCTCCGCTAAAAGCAACACCGTACCCCGTGCTGCGGGGTAGCGTGGATGGGTTTGCATATTTGGTTCCGAACCCGCTTGATGACCATGGATATGCTGAGACAAATGGCGTTGTTGCATGAGCAACAGCAATGGCGTCGTTATTGGGGCTAAATGCAACACTATTCCCGTTGCCCGTTGGCAGTGTAGACGGGTTTGCATACTTAGTTCCAAAACCAGAACTTGACCAAGGATAAGCGGACACAAAAGGCGTTGTATTGTGAGATACAGCAATAGATTTGTTATCGGGACCAAATGCAACCCCACTTCCGACCCCGGTAGGTAAAGTGGTTGGATTGGTGTATTTAGTCCCAAACCCAGAACTTGACCATTGATACGCCGTTATGAATGGAGTTGAATTAACGGCAACCGCAATAGCAGAGTTATCAGGGCTAAATGTTACACCATTCAATACATCCGCAGGCAATGATGCTGGATTAGAATACTTAGTGCCGAAGCCAGACGCTGACCATGGATATACTGAAATATATGGTGTCAGATTGCTGGTAACGGCTATAACAGAACCATCAGGACTAAATGCTACGCCTGTACCAAAAGTTCCAGTAGGCAATGTTGCTGGGTTAGAATATTTAGTTCCATAACCATTTCCAGACCATGGATAAGCGTAAATAAAAGGGCTTGTATCTGTTGTTACAGCAATGGCTGATCCAGTGGGACTAAAAGCTACACTACTAAATGTGCTTCCAACAATTGTTCCCGGATCAGTATACCTTGTTCCAAACCCACTAGCATTAGTCCATGGATAAACAAAAACACCTGTCAAACCGCCACACACAGCAATTGCCCGAGACGCCACTAGATTTGGTACAAACCCGGCTCCGGCTGCATTGGAACTAAACATTACAGATAATTCTGCCCTGCATTTGAACCCCACCAATAGGTGCCATCAGCTGTGAACACAAACTTGTCCGCCTTGCTGGCGGTGGATGTGATAGTTGGCGCTGTGCTACTGGGCCACTGGACACTGGCTGGCCAAGTGGCAGTCTTGCTGCCTGTACCATCCTGTTTTAAAAACATGGTAAAAGACTGTCCTGCTGTGGGGGTGGGAAAGGTGAATGTGCAGTTTCCTGTGAGAGTGAGAATTTGCAGTGTGCCAGTTGCAATAGAGATTGTATAAGCAGTGCTGGTGTTGGCTGTGACCACCCCTTCTTTGTAGTCCCCTGCTAGATCAAGTTTTGCTGCGGGAGAAGCCGTCCCAATCCCCAACCTGTTGTTTGCGTTGTCCCAAAAGAACTGCGAATTGGCTTGAGTGTACACACCAGACGATCCAGCAAACACCACAGAACCCAGCGTGAATGTGGTGGATGAGCCAGTGCCGCCATTGGTGGGTAACAGCACACCTGATGCGTTGGCCCCCAGTGCCAGATCAGCCAAATTACGAGTAATGGTCATTGTGTAGTCTCCGTCCAAATTTCAGTTGCAGGCATGCTGGGATGATCAGTGAAATTGCATAATGTAAGTGTAAATTTAGCGCCATCAACTGGGGTGCTTGCAACTTGCCCATGCTCATATTTATCTTTTTTTACGGTTGCACTAGATAATTTCTAGGTCCAGGAATAGTAAGAGATACCCCCAGCACCACCAG